ATGGCCCGCGGCATCACCGAAACTGACGTCCATACCGCCGCCGACGAGTTGGTCGCCAAGGGCGAACGCCCAACCGTAGAGCGGATCCGGGCTCACCTGGGCACAGGCTCGCCGAACACGGTGACCCGCTGGCTGGAAACATGGTGGAACCGACTTGGCACGCGCCTGCAGCCAGTGCGTCCGGACTTGGAAGATGCGCCAGCGGTGTTGGTAGAACTCGCCGGGCAATGGTGGGAGTTGGCGCTGAAGCATGCCCAGGAGGCCGCCCGTCGAGAGCTTGCATCGTCCGAGCGGGCCCTGGCTGCCGAGCGTGATGCGCTGGAGGCCAGTTCCCGACTTGCGGCTGAAGAGCTGGCGCAAATGCGTGCAGAGCGTGACGTCGCAATCACCGGGGAAAGAATTGCAACGACCCAAGCTTCAGAGCTGCAGCACTTGGTCGACCAGCTTCAGCTACAGATCTCTGAACTTGCAGAGCAGCGCGACCTCGAGCGTCGAAGAGCCGACCGAACCGAGACAGCGAGACAGCAACTCGACGTCCGGCTTCACGAGGCCCGAGAGACGGCGAAATCTGAGCGGGAGGACTGGACCGAGTACGTCAGATCTGTCGAGAATCGAGCGCTCAGCGATGTGGATCGAGCCCGCCAGGAGGTGAAGGAACTCCAGGTGCAGCAAAGCAAGGCATCCGAACAACACAGGGCCCTTGAGAAGCAGCTGCGTCAGGACATCCAGGCCGCCCAATCAGCGGCCGCCACGGCCAGTCAGTCTGCCGATATCCTGCGCGGCAAATGTGACGCGCTTGAGGGGCAACTTTCAGGGCTTCGAGATTTGCCAGCTCAGCTGGAAGTGGCGCTCAAGCGATCCAAAGAAGTTCGTCCGCCTGCGGCTCGCAGACGCCCAAAACAATAGCGCTGTGCCGCGCTCCTAATAGCTGACACGGGTGCCAACTTCCAGGGCACACGAAAGAAAGGGCCGGCTTCATTTGCGCCGGAGGCCAGTCCGCTGACTCCGCGCAAGTCGCGTTCTGCGAGCTAGCCAGGCAGCCCAACAGACGAATGAGACCGCAAATCCGACGATTACCATGGCAACCAGCATGATCTCTCGATCAGTGTCGTTCATTGAGGGAGTCCTTAGCGTCTATGCCATGGTACCTGACGCTTCGGAGTGCAAGTGCGGGCGCGATGGCTGCATTTGAAGTTCTTTCGAAAGAATCCTTAGCCTGAGCCCGTCCAAGCGCGGGCAGCATGGCTGCATCTTGGATTGAAGCACTCGGCATGCCAGGCCGGAATAGGATCGTAGGATGATGAGCAAAGGCTCACGTTCCGACGGCGCCGTGTTCGAACACGTAACACTTTTACTTGGCGCTTGGTAACAGATTTACCTGCTTCGTCAGCGGAGCCAACAAAGGCCCAGATCCGGCGGATGCTCGATTTCGCATAATGTATATTATGTTCGCAGCGTCTGGGCCAGACTGGCACGGAGCTTGCCTCGACCCTTGGCCCTGCTGTGGCATGGAGCCTGATTGTGCGTGATCGCAACCTAACCGGCCCTTGGGCCGGTTTTTCGTTTAAGGCTGGCCGACTGGTCACACCCGAAGGCCGTGAGCTGGAACCACAGGATCTGGCTTGGCTCTCCCTGCTGGCGGCACAGGCGCAGGAATGGCGTCGGATGATGGAGATTGCCAGAGGCGGTCAGAAACGGCCGTTTGGGCGTGCGGGCATCGTTGACCTGGCTGAGGTTGCTCATCGGCGCGCAAAGCGGTCTTCAGGGGTGGCCGCTGGTCCCGACGCCGACCCGGTTGCAGGTGTCCTGCCGGTGCCGGGGCCGAGGCCTCGCCAGCGCGTGTGAGGCGCTTCCGTAGGGGCGCTGCCCCTACACCCCGTAGAATGACCTCCGGATTGCTTGGGGGTGCCATAGATGGCGAATTCAACGGGTTTGGTCTGGAAAGTCGCACTTGGGGTGTTTGTCGGCGGTAGCGCGCTGCTGCTTGCGACATGTGGTGTCCTGGGCTTGGCGGGACACGCTGTCATGAAGGAACAGGAGCGAGCCGGAGCGGCGCTCGCTCGCCAGATGACTCAGACCGTGCCAATCAGTGAGGTCCGCGAGAGGCGCGAAGCCGCAGAACGAGAGAAGCAGCGGAAGGCCCTGCCTCCGGGGCATCGCTGCATCAATGGACAGACCTTTCGCCGAATCGAGAATGGCTGGGCACAGGTGTCATCCACATGCGCCCCGTGATGCGTCACGTTAATCAGAAGGTCGCCGGATAAGGCGGCGTCTCCGGGAACGTCCCCATGGGGCGCTTCCCAACCTCAACCAGCGCATGCGGTGATGGCTCGGGCGTGCCTGATGCTGCGGACTGAGCAATGCCGCGAGACGGGTGATCCTGACTCGACTCCGCTTCCTGACGCGGTGCGCGATACGGGTTGTAGGCCGGGCCATCGCGCGCGATCGCCACGCACACAGGGATCGAGATCTTAGCCTTGGTGCCCTGCTCCGTTATGCAGGTGCAAGTGGTGTCCTGCTCAGTCGTGCCGGAGGCCATGCAGTACAGCTCGGGCTGCGATTGCACAGTTCGATCATCGAAGGCGGGTGCGGACCACGGCTGGAACTCCACACGTGGCTTGTGTTTTTGCACGTATTCTTCGCGGGTGAGGGGCCGTGCCGCCGGCATGCCCGCGCCCAAGGGCGCCAGGGCACCTGCCGCCGGCAAAGCTTCGGCCCCCTGCTCTTCCTTCTTCGCAGCTTGTGCGCTGGAGGGTTTGATCAGGAACAGCCACCCCAACCACAGGATGCCTATCAAGGCGACCGCCACTGACAGGCCCTGCCAGACTCGCTTCGGCACCTTGAACTTGTGGCTGGCCGTATGCAGCGTTGCGCTGCGATACCTGTCATAGAGGTTCTTGGGATAGACCCAGATTTCTTCCTCAGCCTTATCGCGAATCCGTTCGTCGTAGGGATCAGCCTGCACGCGGGTCCACGTCAGAACACCAGCCCGCTGCATGCCAAACGCACGATTCATATGGGTATGCGAGCCGATCAGACTGCGCACCTGGTGGTGGATCTTGCTGGGCCACTGGGTGACGAACACCAGATCGAAACCGCGATGCCGGTGCGTGGACATCGAGCGAATGCGTGGATCTTCCGATTCACCCGGCTTGCCGGTGGACGGGAACAGCCTGCCATAGCGCTCCAGCCCCTGAGTGTTGCCATCCGAGTGCGCTTCGTCGTACAGCACAAAGGAGCCATCGGGAAGCTGGGTCCAGTCGTTGTGGTCAGGCAGCTTTTCGAACCATGGGAAGGCGTCCGGATTCTCCTCAGTGGTTGCACCTGCGACGTTGGTGAAGAAGCGTCGCGGCTGCGCCTTGCCTTCTTTGACGGCCTGCTGGTTCTGCTCGTAGAACTCCTGCGCCATGCTCATGGCGCGCAGGGTCTTGCCGTTGCCGGGCTGACCGGAAATGAGATACATCATTTGGATGCGGCCTTCTGAACTGCGACTTTGCCAGCGTCAATCACGACCTTGGTGACCATGGCAGAGCCAACGATGGTGATGGCCTCCCCTGCCCCTGCGAGCAGCAGCACATTGGCGAGGTCACCGGAAATGCCGCCCCAGTAGGAGACGACAAGGTTCAATGCTGATTTGACCAGCGGAAGCAGCGCGGCGCCGGTCGCAAGCCCGAGGCCCGCGCCGGTCAAAACACGTGCGAGAGAGTTGCCCAGGAGTTGGACAAGGAAGGCGGCAAGCCAAGGCATTATCTTCTGAGCCCCAAAACAATGTAGGCAGCAACGATGGCTGCGAATGCGATCACCATGCCGCGGATGTACCGAGAGAAATCACACAGCGGCTTGAACTCGAAGACCATGGCGGCGCTGTAGCCGCCGAGCGATACATTGATGGTCCGAGGTGACGGGCAAGACCCACCGCCTAGACCGCTGGACCACTGCCCTTGGTAGCTGCCGGGAATGGGTGGATCCATGTAGGGCATCGGCACATCGCCCGGATACTGCGGATCGCCGGGGAGGCTGGGATTCTCTCCGCCATCGCCATCGCCATCGCCGTCCCCGTCGCCATCACCATCCCCGCTACCACCGCCGTCACCACCCCCGTTACCACCCCCAGAGCCGCCGCCGCCACCGCCCCCATCGCCACCGCCGTCACTACCGCCGCCGTCGCCACCACCGTCGCCACCGCCTGTTTCACTGCCGCCGCCACCGCCATCATCGCCGCCGCCATCGCCAACGGGCTTCGGTTCGGGTGCGTCAGAGGTATGGCAGACACCACCTGTAGGCTGGTAGCTAAAGCCCGCCGCACCTTGCGGATCGAGCGCGCTGGAATACATGCATCCGTTGTGGCAGACGTTGACTGATGCGGCCGTGCTACCGCCCTGCCAGCCGAACTCCTCGGGACGGTTCTCGCACTTCTTGTCGCACTCGTATGCGATGAAGCTGGATTCGATGTAGCCGCCGCCTATAGCGGGAACCGCCACACGGCACTTTCCCTCGGCGTTTTTTGGCAAGACCACGCATTGCTTGGTGGAGTTGCCCGCCTTGAACTGCGGGCTCTTCTGGCAAGACACCATCGCTTCGCCCATGTCGAACGCGCTAACGGTCAGTGGCACGATAAAGAGGCTCATCAGCAAGGCCAGGGTGCGCAGCATTCAGTCACCAAATGCGATGTAGAGCGCGGCACTGCCGACGCAGAGAACGAATAAGCCGAGCATCACCAATCCCCCATAGAAAGGGGCCGGATTGCCCGGCCCCGGTGCTACTGCGATCAACCGAAGATCGCAGCCTTGAACCACTTGTAGCCAACCGCGATTGCGGCCGGTGCCAGCTTGGCGGTGCCGATGGCGGCAACACCCGCTGCCAGACCGGCCAGAACGGTAAGTGCAGCGCTGTAATCCAGATCCATGATGATCCCCTTGCGTAGTTGAGTTAGTTGCGAACGGACCTGCCTAACTGCTTGTATGCCCATGACACGGCGAAGCACACCGCAACCATGGACAACAACCCCGACACCTCGGCAGTGGTAAGTGCGGGAATATCGGTGCGCGGCACGAATCCAGCCTGCTCACAGGTGCCGATCTGCTCGTTGAATTGCAGGCACTCGTAGACGTACCGCGCCATGACTTAGGCCTGCGCAGCCGGGCGCGGTGCAGCCTTCTGCAGAGGGCGCAGCACGGTGAACTTGCTCAGGGTTGCAACGCCCTTGTTGACCTGCAGCATGGCCGGAACGTCCAGCTCGTATTCACCTGCCTGATAGCCCGGCTGCCCCTTGTCCAGGCGCACGTCGAACGGATAGGCGAAGCCATCCGCCTCCAGCTTGCCGCGCTGCTTGCGGGTGGTGAACTCAACGTTCTCGTTGCGGTCGTTGGTGAAGCTGCCGCCACGCTCGTTGATCTGCGAATCCAGTACGGTGACCTTGATCATTTCGTTACCCCTTGGAGGTTTGTTGTACGGCCGCGATTTCGGGCCAGTGCGCTGCTGTGTCACCTGTTACCCACTTCGGCAGCGATGGCGAAGTGCAGGATTCGATGACCGCCCGCAGTGACTGATCGTCCGGGCAGTTCTTGGAAATGAAGTTCAGTGCCGCGCCGTACTGACGGCGGATGTGGCGACGAACGCTCTTCCACGTCGCCTCAACGGCGGCTTTCGTGATCTCGATGCGCGTAGCCACGCAGCGCAGAAAGCACAGGACCGGATAGGCGCCGAGCAGGTACGAAGCCGGGTCGCGTAGAACGTCGAGCGGCAGTTCCTTGCGGTTGGATGCACGGAACTGGGCCTCATAGCGCACCCACGGTGACGCCTTATCGCCCTGCTCCCTGCCTTTCTCGTAGACGCGCAGCTGCTTTTCCGACTTCTTGCCGCCGACATAGAGGGTCTTGCCGTCACCGCTGTCGTAGTCGTCCACCAGCTGTGCCTTGGGGCGCTGACCACGGTTGTCGAACTCGCCCTGGGCGTACCACTTCTGTGCCAGACGCAAGGGGTAGTTGCCCACAAGATCATCGGCGCACACGTCGATACGGGTGATCCTGCCGCCGCAGCTTTCGAGCTTCGCTCGAAGCTCCAGCCACCGCTGCGCATGGCCGCAGCGCGCTGCTGCTACTGCCCTACATCCATCGCCGGTCAACTCGATTCGGGCGGTATACGTGCCATCAGCACGGCGGCAGTTCTCACCGCCAAGCTCGATCATGCCGACGAACTTCTTTTCGGCGTTGAGGATCTTGATGCGCCACAGGTAGAACCGCCCTCCCCCGGCTACTTCGTCCAGTTCCAGCCCAAGCCCTGCGAAGAACCAGCAGAAGATCTGCAGGGCGACTACGCGGGCGTTGTCGGGGCTGAAATCGACCCATTGCCGGATCTCTTCGTAGGAGTCGCCCTCACGGAATGCCAGCTCGTTCAACACGGCGAGCATGTCTACAGAGGCGGAGAACCAGTCAATGCCGACCGTCAGGGTTCCCTCGGGGTTCCTGAATTCACTGACTCCCCTGTTAGACGAGGGGAGTCCCGACCCGGCCAGCACCGCGCGATCACCGAGCATTGGAGCGATCCTTTCGGAGATTCCACAGGCGACGAAGCCCCAGCCATGCCTGTTCGATGACGATGGAGACGACAGCCACACCGAGCACGAGCGCGACAAACACAGCGCACACCGTGAGACCCATATCGAGCTGGGTTAGCTCGGCGAAGGAGGGATACCTACTCAT